AAGACGTCAGGTTCGGCAGCGATTAAAAGAATGGGTAACTCCATGCAGGGGTTACAAGGGAAATTAAAGAATGTTGGCTTAAGTCTTAGGGGTGTTAATAGAGGTTTTGCTGCTTTAGGTCTTGCTGTTAGTGGCGGCGCTTTTGCTGCAATGGTTAAAGGTGCAATTGATAGTGCCGACTCATTCGGAAAGATGAGTGATCAAACAGGAATAGCGGCAAATAAATTACAAGCTTATGTAAACGCTGGAAAATTAGCAGGCGTAGAGCAGGCAACGATTGATAAAGGTTTAAGGCGATTAGCTCAATCAATGCGAGAAGCGAATCAGGGCGTTGCTACTTATTCCGATTCATACGAGGCATTAGGCATAAGCGTTACCAAATCAGACGGATCGTTAAAGGCTTCCGAAACTGTATTGGGAGAAATTGCAGATCGTTTTAAAGAAATGCCTGACGGTGCAACAAAGGCCGCGATTGCAATGGAGATATTTGGCCGATCTGGTGCGAATTTAATTAATTTATTAAACGGTGGAAAGGTAGCCTTAGAAGAATTTAACTATGAGACAAGCCAGAATTTTGCACAAAACGCAGAGTTTTTTAACGATCAAATTGCGGTTCTTGCCATTCGTTTTGATGGGTTTAGAAAGCAGTTAGCAGATGCACTTTTACCTACGTTAAATAATTTAATTGCTGTTTTCTCTGATTTATTCAAGTCGGAAAATGATTGGCAAGCGTTATTTAAAGTAATTGAAGGAGGATTAAAGGTAATTAGTTCAACTGTTTTTTCGTTAATAGCTGCCTTTAGATTTCTAAGTAGAACAATTACAGATATTTTTAGGATATTAGGTAAGGCTTCAAAGTTTGATTTTAGTGGGGCTGGAGATATAGCAAAGGCGGGTTTAAGTGATACACAAAATCAATTTAAGAAAGATATGGAAACATTCAAAGAAATATTTACAGGTACAGAAGAAACGCCGGAATCTTATTTTGCAAAAGGAACAAAAGAGGCGGCAAAACTGAAAACAGAAATAGGTGAAGCGTTTGGATCTCAAATGCAATCTAAATTGAAGACGTTTAGAGATTCTATTAAGTCCGTTGGTCAATCAATGTCTGATCTAGTGATTAAAGGCATCAAAGGGATGGAAGACGCCTTAGTTAATTTCGTGACGGGCGGCAAATTAAATTTTCGTGATTTAGCAAATAGCATTATTAAAGACATGATCCGTATTCAAATACAGCAATCAATCACTAAGCCTTTATCAAACTTTTTCAGTAGCTTATTTACTAAAAATGCTAATGGTAATGTTTACGGTAAAAACGGAATTGTACCTTTTGCTAATGGTGGGATAGTTACCAAGCCGACTGTGTTCCCTTTTAAAAATGGAATTGGGTTGATGGGTGAAGCTGGAGCCGAAGCAATATTGCCACTAACAAGACGTAATGGAAAACTTGGCGTAGAAGGTGGAGGAAATAATACCGTTGTTAATGTTTCAGTTGATGCCTCAGGGACAGAAGTTCAAGGCGATGAGCAACAAGGCAGAGCATTAGGCCAATTAATCGCGGCGGCTGTTCAATCTGAATTAGTGCAACAGTCAAGACCCGGAGGAATCCTTAACCCTGCTTGATTATGGCTACTTTCTCTTTTACCCCTTCTTTTCCCGCGACTGAACAAAGCGCACCAATAGCAAAAACAACCGTTTTCGGTGAAGGCTATCAACAAAGGATTCAATTCGGCCTTAATCGTGACCCTAAGAATTGGTCTTTGATTTTTGCTAATAGAGATGACACCGAACGCGACAATATCATCACATTCTTAGAAGCTAGATCAGGGACAGAATCTTTTGACTGGACGCCGCCAAGAGGTAGCGCCGGAAAATTTATCTGTCGTTCATGGTCAACCAATATGCCGAGGTATGGCAGAACAACAATTAATGCAAAATTTGAAGAGGTATTTGAACCCTAATGGCAATACCTGTAAGTGAACTACAAAAAATCAATCCTAGTTCTGTAATAGAGCTATTTACGTTGACGCTTGATAGTACGCTCCACGGTGCCTCTACTGTTTATAGATTTCACAATGGCGCCAATATGAACGCTAATGGTGAAGTCGTTTGGGATGGAAATTCTTATCAACGTTTTCCCGTTGAATGTGAAGGCTTTTCTTATTCTGGAAAAGGTACGTTGCCAAGACCAACTATAAAAATTTCAAATATTCTTGGAACGATTACTAGCTATATATCAACCGTTAACGCTACAACGGCGGGAAATGATTTAAACGGCGCAAAGTTAACAAGGATTAGAACACTGGCTCGTTATATTGACGCGGCAAACTTTTCAGGTGGAACCAACCCATACGGAACACCCGACGCAAGCGCCGCTTTCCCTGAAGAAATATATTTTTTAGATCGTAAAACCACAGAAAACAGAGACGTCGTTGAATGGGAATGTTGCGCTGCTTTTGATCTCGCTAATGTTCGTGTTCCTTTACGGCAAGTGACCCGGACAGATTTCCCCGGTGTTGGTACTTTTATTTAATTATGAACTGGAAAGAATCAGCATTAATTCACGCAAAAGAAACAAACACAAAAGAAGTTTGCGGCCTTATTTGCATTGTTAAAGGTAGAAAGAAATATTGGCCTTGTGAAAATATTGCAGATGATCCGACTGATGGTTTTTGCTTGTCACCCGATGACTGGATGAAAGCGGAAGACGCGGGAGAATTGGTCGGGGTGTTTCACTCTCACCCGTTCACATCGCCAGAACCTAGCCAAGTTGATTTATCTAGTTGTGAGCATTTAGGTCTACCGTTTTATATTGTTAATCCACAAACTGAACAATGGTATAAATTTAATCCGTCGGGATATAAAGCGCCGTTAATTGGTCGTCAATGGACATGGGGTTCAAGTGATTGTTGGACTTTAGTAATTGATTATTTTGCTGAAAAAGGTTTAAAAGTCATGGATTGGAAAAGACCAAAAAAGCCGGAAGAAATATTAACTAATGGCATATTTGAAAGATTAATTCCGCGCAGTAATTTCGTTGAAATAGACGATAATAAAGAAATGCTACCGGGTGATTTGTTATTGATGAAATTTACCGGCCCTGATCCTGACCATGTTGCCATTTATATCGGTGAACAAATGGTTTTACATCACATGGCGGGGCGGTTAAGCTCTCGTGATTTATACAATCAGTTTTTGATTGATGCAACTGTTCGGAGGTATCGTCATGCTGCGTAAAATCAAAGTCTATGGAGCTTTAAGAAAGTTTCTTAATTGGGAAACTGGCACGTTTTTAGCTGATATTTCTAATGTTGCCGAGGTTGGGCGTTTTTTAGTTGCTAATTGGCCTAGTGTTGAACAACATATGCAAGATCAACACTATAAAATTTTTGTTGGTAATTACAACGTTTCAGAAGAAGAATTAAATTTTCCTATTGGTCAAACAGAAGAAATAAGAATTGTCCCGGTTGCTGTTGGTGCCGGAGGTTTCTTTAAAAGGGGAATCGGAAAAATAGTAGCAGGTGTAGCGTTGGTGGGTCTAACAGTTGCAACAGGGGGCTTTGGTGGCGCTGCAATTGGAACTTTTGGTTTAGGTGCGGGATCTATCGCTGTTGGAAGTATTGCGACAAGTATCGGTATAAGTCTTGCTTTAGGTGGCGTTTCTCAAATGCTGACGCCAACCCCAGATTTACCAACCTTTAGCGGTAATGATTCGGCTTTAGATCCACAAAGTAACTACTCATTCAGCGGCGTTCAAAATGTATCCCGTTCGGGTGTTCCTGTTAATTTAATCTTCGGGGAAATCTTTACCGGTTCCGTTATTGTTAGCGCTGGTATCGATACCGCGCAAGTTACAGGCACAGCATAATGACTATTACAAATTTAAATCAATCAACAAGCTTTACAGATCCAACATTACCTTCTGAGATTTTAGGTAGTAAGCAATTTGCGACCTTTGTTGAAGTATTAGGTGAAGGAGAAATAGAAGGTTTTCCAAGTGCGGCGGCCTATACAAAAGGAACAACAAATTATAATAATGCAGCATTAAAAGATGTTTATTTAAATAAAACTCAAATTCTTAAATCCTCGGCTGATGTAACAAATTTACAAGATACAGATTATAACTTTAGAGATGTAGAGTTCACACCGCGTTTCGGTACATCTAACCAAACATACATAGGTGGAATTAATAATATTGAAACTGAATTTAATGTTGGAACTGCTGTTACTTATTCATCTTCTGTCTCAAGGACTTTAACAAGCAATATTGACGCTGTTAGGGTAACTATTGGTGTTCCTAGATTACAGCAGTTTAATGATGACGGTACTATTTCAGGTTTAACAACAAGAGTCACAATTCAAATTACAGATAATAACGGAACAGTTGCAATACCAATTAATGATGATGCGATTACGGGCAGAACTTCAAGCGCATATTTCAAAGACTATCTAATAAGTTTTAACGATGGTTCTCTTGTTCATCCTTTAACGGTCACAGTAAAAAGAACAGCGGCAGATAATACCGACCCCAAAAAATTTGATGCGTTCAATTGGTCGTCTTATACAGAAATTTTATTTGAACAAAGAGCGTACGCAAATACGGCGCATGTTGCTTTAAGGTTTGACTCCGAGCAATTCCCACAAACCCCAAACCGTTCATATCGTGTTCGAGGATTAAAGATCCCTATACCGTCAAATGGGACAGTTGATTCAACAACAGGTGCAATTAGCTATTCAGGAAGTTGGAACGGCTCATTTAAAACAGACCCAGAATGGACAACAGACCCCGCTTGGATACTCCATCAATTATTAGTTAATACTCGTTGGGGCTGTGGCGCTCATATCTCAGCTAGTCAACTTTCTAAATATGACTTTTACGCTGTTTCACAATATTGCGGCGCAAGTGTTGATGATGGCAACGGAGGAACCGAGCCAAGATTTGCAGTTAATGGAGTTGTTCAGCAACAGGTAGACGCATACCGATTAATTAATGATCTTTGTTCTGTGATGCGTTGTATGCCCTTTTGGAGTACGGGCGCCTTAACGATTTCACAAGATGCACCAAAAGACGCAAGTTATTTATTTACCCTTGCCAACGTTGGAGAAGGTGGCTTCACTTATTCCGGTTCATCATTAAAAAGTCGTCATACCGTTGTTAATTGCGGCTATTTCGATATGGAAACGCAAGAAATAGATTACGAGGAAGTTGTCGATAGTACGGCAAAAACAAAATATGGCGCAGTTGTTAAACAGGTAAAAAGCCTTTTTTGTACATCACGAAATCAGGCGGCGCGTTTAGGTCGTTGGCTTCTTTATACAGAACAAAATGAATCTGAAATTGTAAGTTTTTCAATTGGATTATCAGCAGGTGTATTAATTAGACCCGGCGCAGTTATAGAGATTAGTGACCCTGTTAGGGCGGGTGTTCGTCGCGGTGGCCTGATTAAATCAGCAACTACAACAGTTATTACCGTTGACAACACTGATCAAACAGATTTACCAACAACAAACAATCCCACGCTTTCTGTTGTTCTTTCTGATGGTTCCGTTGAAACAAAAACAGTTAGCGGAATATCAGGCGCAGAGATAACCGTTGGTTCTGCTTTTAGTTCAGCGCCAAATAGTAATTCAGTTTGGATATTGCAAAACGACACAGTACAAACAACTCAATGGCGAGTTTTAACAATTACAGAAGAAGAGGGCGTTAATTATATTGTTACGGCGCTTCCTTATAACTCTGGAAAATACGCTTATGTAGAAGATGGCTCGACACTACCAACAAGAAATACAAGTGTTTTAAATACACCCCCTGATGCTCCCGGTTCTTTATCTGCAACAGAGCAATTTTATGAAGAAAACAATCAAGCAAAAGTGAAAATTATTGTTAGCTGGCAATCAGTACCTAGAGCTAGTTCATATCGTGTTCAATGGAGAAAAGGAAGTGATAATTTTGTTTCTACTGATCTTTTTTCTAGACCTGATT